CGAAGGGCAAGCCGCGGGTCAAGAAGGATTGGGTCGGCTCCAACGACATGCCGCTTAAGGAGCGGATTCAAGAGGCTGCCGATCGCGCCGAGCTGCGCGCCAAGTCGCCGAAGAACATGATGGCGAAGATGAAGGCCGCTCCGAATTGGGAGAGTGAGGACTTCGTCGGTGTCGGCATGGACTACGTCGACCGACTCAAGATCCCCGATGAGATCCTGTTCGGGCTTCACCGGGATGGCGTTGCTCTTCAATGGGTCACCCGCTCGGTCCGCGGGCAGGAGACGCCGCAGGAATTGTCGAAGATGGAACGTGGCGGCTGGACTCCGGTCCATGGTTCCGACTTTGACGGCGTCCTTGACGGGTTGTTCACGACCAAGGGAAGCGAAGGCGTCATTGCCGTTGATGACTGCATGCTCGTCGCCCGGCCCACGCAGATCCAGCAGAAGGCCAAGATGCAGGAGCGCCGGCAGGCGCTTGCGCCGGTCTCTATTACCGAGCAGCAGATTGGCCGCGGTCTCCCGGTGGCGGGCGGCAACCATCCGAGCGCAACGCGCGGCAACCACATTACCAAGGACCAATGGGAGCGGATCGACATCCCAACATGAGCAACATCGAGCTGATGCCCGGCGTGGTGAGGAACGACCTCCCCGCCGAGGCGCAGCCGCAGGCCGAGGTCATTAGTTGCCTGCGGCAGTTCCTTGAAGAAGCGGAGCGGGGCGAGGTACAGGCAATCACCATCTGCTATGTCCGTCCCGCCGCTGTTACCGGCTTTATCTCGCAATGCCCGCGGGGCGGCCTCTCCTCGCAACTCATGTCAGCGGCAATCGCCGATATGTTTTTCGAAGAATTTGCTGATCGGTCCCGCAAATTGGCCGTCGAGCCGCCAGCCCCTTGACAATTCATTAAGATAGACGTTATTGGTAACCGCATCAGGCCCGCGCTGGGCCTGATGATTGCCCTTCACGCGCTGTGAAGGTTCCGAGTATGAGCTGCGCATTCTTGCGCGCCTTTGGAGCCTGTCACAGTGACAAACACCCTCAATAACCCGACCCGGGGGCTTCAGACCTTCGGCCGTATGGATGGTGGCGCGCCGACCGCTGGCATGACGCCGGTCTGGATCGCGTCGACCGATGCCAGCCTGATTTTCCGGGGCGACCCGATCGTCACGTCGAGCGCTGGCGGCACCAACAACTCGGGCGCCTACATCACCGCTGCTGCGACCGGCACCGGCCTGATCCGGGGCGTTTTCCAGGGTTGCTACCAGTATCAGCCATCTGCAGGCCGAACCATCTGGTCGAACTTCTACAATGGCAGCGTTACCGGCTCGACCGGCGACGTGAAGGCCTACATCGTCGACGATCCGGACGAGCTTTTCCTCGGGCAGGGATCGACCAATGCGGCGATCACCTCGTCCTACGTCGGACTCAACATCGGCTTCCTTTCGTCGCTCTCGTCGGCCGGCAACACCACCACCGGCTATTCGAACGTGCAGCTCGCATCGTCCGCCGTGACGAACCAGAGCACCTATCCGTTCCGCATCGTCGACTTTTATTCGGCGTATGCGCCGACCGCCGGCACAGCAGGCACGGTCAACTACAACAGCAGCGTGACCTCGCCGCTGGTGAACGGCACCGACAACTCCAACCCCGCCAACATCATCGTGGTCCGCATGAACAACTGCGACCGCAACAATCTCACGGCGCGTAGCTCGTAAGGGGACCTGATCGATGCCAGTAGCACTCTCACAGATCAAGGATCTCTTGCTCCCGGGCCTCTGGGGCATTGACGGCCGCTATCCGATGATCGAGCGGCAGTGGCCGCAGATTTTCAAGACCGTCGACTCCAACATGGCGTTGGAGCGTAGGGCCGCTATGCGGTACCTCGGCTATGCCCAGCTCAAGAATGAGGGCATGCCAACGGCAACCGACAACAACGCCGGTCAGCGGTACATCTATAATGCCCAACATTTCGAGGTCGGTCTTATGTACGCACTGACCCGTCCCATGTTGGACGATAATTTGTATAAGCAGGAGTTCGGCCCGAACAATGACGGCCTCATGGAGGCCTTCAAGGAAACCGAAGAGGTTAACTGCGCGGCCATCCTCAATAACGGCAGCACCTTTAACCCGACCGTGCAGGGCGACGGCGTTTCGCTCATCAATACGGCGCATCCGACCGACACCGTCACCGTTGCGAACCAGCCTTCGCCGGACGTCTCTCTCAACGAGACGTCGCTGCTCAATGCTGCGATCACCGTCCGGTCGACGTGGATCAACAACGCGGGCCTCAAGATCCATGCCCGAGCAGAGAAGCTGATCGTTCCGCCTTCGCTGGAGCCGATCGCTGGCCGTCTATTCCGTTCGGAGCTGCGCGTCGGCACCGGCAACAACGACGTCAACATGGTGAAGGAGATGGAGCAGAGCCTCAAGGAAGGCTACTTCGTCTATGACTACCTCACCTCGTCCTTCGCGTGGTTCCTGCTCACGAATCTTCCGGGCCTCGTGTTCTTCGTGCGCAAGCCGTTCGAGTCGGATATGAGCGTTGAGTTCTCAACCGATAACCTTTTGGTTAAAGGTTACCAGCGTTATGTGCCATCCTACTTCGACTGGAGAAGGATATACGGCACCTACCCGACGTCGTAAGGAATAACGATGGCTAATACTTCGTTCTCGGGTCCTCTTCTCCAATTCGGCATCACGCTATCGTCCACCTCGGGCGATGGGTTGACCGGGCTCGACATGGAGCACAACCCGCAGCGCGCGCCTATGTTCGCGGACATGGGCGATGCAATGATGGACCCACGCTCGGCCTATATGTTCAAGCCGGGCCATGCGGCGCTGACCTATGGTTTCTACAACAACGCTGGCGTTGTGGACTTTTCGCCATCCTCGGCGTCATCCACCGCGCTCGTGGTGAATACTGCCTCGTCGGGTGTTTCGACCTTCACGCTTTCTGCCGCATCTTCGGCTGCAGGCACCTATTCGACGACCATCATTGCCCCGGAGACGGGCAAGGTAACCGGCACCTTGATCTGTCTGGATTCGACGGGCGCTTATCTGACGCTGCCCGGTGGTGGCGCATCGGTAGGCGGCACTGGAACGAACCCATTTGTGCTCTGGAACCCGGGTGCTGGCGCGGGCCGCAATATTACGATCTTCCCGTCCTCCACGGGTGACGCCGGCACCTATTCGGTCTCGGGTCGCGATATCTACGGCTACAAGATGACCGAGACGATCGCTGGCGGCTCGACCAACCTCGCCGGCAAGAAGGCATTCAAGTACGTCTCGGCGATCACGAACACGACGACACCGGTATCGACGGGAATTACTATCGGGTTCGGCAACGTCTTCGGCTTCCCATTCGCGGTACCGTATGTCGGGGTCAATGCAACGGTATTCGTGACATCGAGCCCATTCGGATCGAGCGCGGCAGTCGTCCCGCTGTCGTCGGTTGTCGTCAACCTTGCCTCGACTGTTGCAACGCAGACCTCGACCACGCCAGATGTGCGCGGCACCTACGCCTCGTCTCTGGCGGCGAGCGGTGGCGGTGTCCGTATCCAGATGATTGTCACCCCAGCAGCGTCGGCTATTGCGACGCTGACCTCTACCAACTTCTCGCCGCTCTTTGGGGCGACGCAGTTCTCCTCCGTCTAAAGGGAAGAGCCATGAGCCATCACAAGCACCACATGAAGCACAAGAAGGCGCGCGGCGGCGCCATGGCAGGCCGCGACGACTACACCGGCAGCGGCGATCCGAACGTTGTCAAGGAAGCCCGCGAGAAGACGCATGGCGGCTCGGTGCACCACATGCACGGCCACAAGGGCAAGCATCGCGTCCACAAGAAGGTGGGCGGCGGCGTTGGCAGCGACAAGCATCCGTTCTCATCGGCATATACCGGAAGCCTGGAGGCGAAGTAAGCTGCCTCCTATTGGGGGTCGTTAAATGGCCAACTTCGCACTAGCCAACTCGACCGCTATCGGCGCGGGCAACGTCCAGCAGAGCATGGCGACGACCTACAAGAGCCTGGTTGTGTTCGGCAACTCGTCGAACACCACGGCGAACGTAGGTTTCGCCGGCAACCGCCGGTACAAGCTTTACGACATCTTGGTCGGCACCAACGGAACTCCAGCGGACAACCCGATGGAGTTCGATGTCGCGCTCATCACGTTCACGTCGTCCCTGACCGGCATTACGGGCACCCTGGTCTCCTCGGTTTCGAGCAACTTCGGCGTCGATCCGGCGGATGTCACCTTCCAGGCCGCGATGCAGATCAATTCAACCGGCGAGGCGGGCGTCACGACCGCAATCGAGCGCTGGTACCTCGGATTGAACCAGCGCGCGTCATACAGGTGGGTATGCCAGCCCGGCAGCGAGATCATGACCGCCGTCTCGGGCACCGTGCAGAACGGCCTCACTCTCCGCGCTCGGTCGGCGACCTATACCGGCACCGCGACCGGGACGGTTTTGGCATCGGAGCAGTAAACCGTGGCCAATCAGATTTATGTATCGAAGGCACTGGTCGCTGCTTCATCGAATTTCGTTGGTTCGGTCTCGACCGCCGCGACCTCCGTCATTACCGTGAACTCGTCCAATATGCCGCTCGATACTCAACGGCGGATTGTCTTTACCAGCACGGCGGCGGATACATCCTCGCTCACTCTGACGATCACCGGTACCCGGCAGGGTGGCGGAACGGTAGTCGAGAGTGTCAAGGGATCGACGGCCGGTGCCGGCGCGAATGCGACAACGACGAGCGACTTCCTCACGGTGACCTCGATCGCCATCAGCTCGAATGCGAACGTGCCGGTTCTCGTCGGGACGTCCTCGGTCGGCGGCACGCCATGGCAATCGGTCAATCTGCATGTGACCCCGCCGATTGTTGGCGCGGCCATGACGTTTGTGTCGACGGCAGCCTCGAATGGCAGCATGTCGGCACAACTTGATGTCACCTTGGATAATCCTTATGGGCCATTTGGCGGGGCAGGCGGTCTCCCGACCCCGACCAATGCGGTGCCGACTGTTTTCCAGTCGACGCACTGGCAGAGCATAACCGCTAACAATTGGGATGCCATTAATATTCAGGTTAACCCGGGCGGCTATGTCCCGATTGCCGCATGGCGGTTGACCATAACATCGTCGAGCAGTTCTGCCGGGTCGGTGAACGTTACGGCCATTCAGGCGGGCATTGGCTAATTTAAGTTCCGATGCTATGACCGATCGCTCACCGGATGAGTAACGCGGTTGTCGGTCATCTATCCGCTTTCCCTGATCAATACCCGTCTCGGCGACGTTGTCGCCGCGATCGATGATGGGCCCGCGGCCGGGAACCTGCAGCTGCTCGACGCGAGCGGCAATGTTCTTTCTACATTGGCTCTCTCCGACCCGGTCGGGATCGTCTCGAATGGCGTCCTTACCTTCACGGGAATGTCGCTGGTTGATCCGGCGGCTGCCAGGTCAGGGGCCGCGTCGACGGCCCAGATCACCGACTCGCTCGGCGTGGTCTGGATCTCCGGCTTGACGGTGGGGACGGCATCGCCCGGGGCTACCTTCGACATCCTTCTTTCGCCGACCAACGTGATCGTTGCCGGACAAACGATCGCAATAACTTCTGCCACCATAACGGGACACTGATGACCATTCTGACTCCGACATATGTTCAAGCTCATATTTCGCCGACTGTCTTGACGAACGGGCAGGCGGGCCCTCATGTTGTTGCTGCCCACGAACCTACCCGCGAGGGCGAGAATCCGGTTGCTGTCCTCTCTCCTGCGGCAGCCGTATCGGCTCCGGCGGCGGCCACCGCGCCGCCGGGGCCACTTAAGATAGCCCTCATCGGCACCGCGCCATCGTCGCGGATGCTGGCCCCCTTCAACGACGATAGCTGGCAGATTTGGGCATGCTCGCCCGGCAACATGAACACGTTGCCGCGCGTCAATATCTGGTTCGAACTCCATTCGAATCTGCTCTGGCCGGAGCATGAGAGCTACGGGAAGCCCTATGTCGAGTGGCTCCGCCAGCAGAAGTTCCCGATCTACATGCAGGACCAGTCGCTTGTTCCTGCTGCGCTGACCTTCCCGAAGGATGGGCTGGTCGCGGAGTTCGGGAGCGATTTCTTCACCTCATCCTTTGCCTGGATGATGGCGCTCGCCATGAAGATGGGTGCCGTCGAGATCGCGCTCTACGGCATCGATATGGCCAGCCGCGATGAGTACATTCGGCAGCGACCTGGGTTCTACTATTTCCGTCATCTGGCGGAGCGGCAGGGGATCAAGGTCTCGGCGCCGCATGAGAGCGACATCATGCAGTCGCCCCCACTCTATGCCTATTCGGATTCAACGCCGTTCGGTCGGAAGATCATGGCCCGCCGGCAGGAGGTTGGGGGGCGCGTCAATGGCATGGTCGCGCAGCGGGATCAACTCAACCATCAGATCACCTACCTGCAAGGCGCGCAGGAGGATCTTGATTACTTCGAGTCGATCTGGTCGGGCGTGTCGAACGACCTAGGCCGCCTCCAATATGAGAATGGACAGCTCAAGGCGAAGCTCGCCGCGGTGACGCAGCAGCTCATGGACAATCTGAGGCACCCGGCGCCGGTCATCATTCCCAAGAAGCGGGGCCGCAAGCCGAAGGTGCCGATCATGCTGCCGCCGGAGGCGACGGCCTAAATGCGGAATGCAACCGGCCAAGGAATCATCTTCGGGGGCAGCGGGACGACCGCTGCCTTTGAGCCGGGGAAATGGTTCAAGGTCGATTCCGATCAGCACGAGGCGGATACTTGGACCTGCAACCATTGCAATCGGTTGGTTCACGCGCCTGTCATCAAGAAGGACACCGAATATTTTTTCTGCCGGCAGTGCATGGCGCGGATCTGCGACCCATGCGCCGACCATCCCTGCATTCCATTCATGAAGAAGATTGAGGAGCAGGAAGAGCGGGCCTATCGCCTGCGGTGCCTCGGAGTTTGATCCGTGGCGACGGTCATCTTCCTAACGGCCGGCACGACAACGTGGGTTGTTCCTTCAGACTGGAATAACGGCTCAAATTTCATCGATACGATCGCGGCCGGCGGCTCGGGCGCCATCGCCGTAGGGGCCACTTCTGCGGCCACGGGGGGCGGCGGTGGAAGCTGGGGCCGCAAAAACAATCTCACTCTCGTCCCTGGGGCGACTATTAACGTCCAAGTAGGAACCGGGGGGGCCGCTGTAAGTGGGACCACGAGCGCGGCCGGCAATACTGGCGGCGATTCGTGGTTCAATGGCACGTCGGTTGCCAGTGCTTCGGTTAGCGCCAATGGCGGCAAAGGCGGCAATGCTGGCACAGTCGCGCAGAGTGGCGGGGCTGGGGGCGCTACCGGCAACGGCGACTCTCTCGATGCGGGCGGCTCCGGAGGGTCCACCAACGCGGCCACTCGTCAATCAAGCGGCGGCGGAGGCGCCGGCGGGACAACCAATTCCGGCCAGAATGGCGTTAACAATACGACCATCGCTTCTGCAACGGCTGGCGGAGCCGGTGATGCTGGCCTCGGCGGAGCCGGGGGAACGGCCGGTGGCACGACTGGCGGTACCGGTGGGAACGGCACCGAATATGATGCAAGCCATGGGTCTGGCGGTGGCGGTGGAGGGGCCGTCAACGGCACGGGTAACGCAACCGCCGGCTCTGGCGGCAGTTTCGGCGCTGGCGGGGGCGGGGCTGTAGCAACGGTCGGCACCGTTACAAGCGGCGCGGGCACCAACGGCCTTATCATCATCAGCTACACGCCGGTCACCGTTACCAGCGCCAACTGGTTCATGCCGCTTTCGGAGCCGCAACGGCGCAAGCCGGGAATGTTGGCGCATGTTTCGGCTAGTGGCGCGGTTATGCCGCCTGCCATCGTCGTTTCGTTTGGTTGGTTCGCGGAACTTAGCCAGCCAGTCCGGCAGAAGCCGGGCTTGCGCCCGCATCTTGATCCGGCCTTTGCGGCGGATACCGAGGTCATCCCGGCAAGTATTAAGACCGGCTGGTTCATGCCGCTTAGTGAGCCGACACGGACCAAGATCGGGGTAAAGCCTGCGGCCCAACAGTTCTTTGCAACCGATCCGGAGGTCATTCCGGCAAGCCTTAAGAACTCTTGGTATCAACCGCTCTCGACGCCGGTCCGATATAAGCAGGGCTTGGCCGCGGCGCGGCAGCAGTTCCTCGCCGCGCCGTCGCGCCTTCTGCCGACGCCGAACATCACCGGCACCATGGCCGCGAGCGAGACGGGCGATACCTTCCTTGCCGGCGCCCGTCTCTGGAACCGCATCTTCTCCGGAGAAGCCGGCACCATCGAGGATGCATTCACGGGCGGCCGGATAGGCTTTGTTGAACAGGCGGTGAGCCCGGGCGTTTCAGGGACCATTGTCGCGAGCAACCCAACGAGCGCCGGGGCGCAAGTCCTGCTACCGACGACGGCGAGTGTTTCAATCCGCATTATCTGATATGCTAGACCTTATAAGGTAGAGCTTGGCGGATATGCCGATCAACGTTTCCTACGGATCGACCCTAGAGATCGCCGTGCAGTTCTTTAGCTCGGCGGGCATTCTGACCGTCCCGACCTCGGCGACGCTGACGATCACCTATGCCCCGGTGGGAAGCCTCGTAACAACGTCCTGCGCAATCGGGATGACCGCGAACAACTCGACCTTCATTGCGACCTGGGGGACCGGCGTCGCAGCGCTCGGGATCGTCAACTACTCGATCGCCGGAGCAGGGCAGGTGAGCCCGACCACGGGTAGCTGGAGGATAACGTCGTGACCAACCCGTTTAATCCGGTTGTCGTCACCTCCGGCAACTTCAACTTCTCCCCATCGGGCGGTGAGTTCATCCTCAACGCCTTCGACCGCATCCAGATCCGCCCAACCGAGATTGAGCAGACTCAGATGCAGCGCGCCGTGATGGAGTTGAACCTCGCCCTCGTGCGGTTCAATACCATGCCGGGGCAGAACCTCTGGACCATCGAGCTTAACTCGATCCCGCTCGTCGCAGGGTCGGCGACCTATTCGATCCCGGCCGAAATTCGGATGATTCTTTCGGCCTATATCCGCTACTCGACCAATCCGACGCTGGACCGATACGTCTACCCGATCGGCCGCGATGAATATGCTGCGATCACGACGAAGAGCCAGCAGGGGTTCCCAAGCCAGTATTGGTTTGATCGGCTCATCGCACCGACCGTGACGTTCTACCTCACGCCCGATAGCGGTTATACCTACGATTTCTTCTACTACGGCGCCCGGCAGATTCAGGACGCGGCCATCGTCAACGGCCAGAACATCGAGATCCCATACCGGTTCTTCGATGCGATCACCGCGGACCTCGCTCACCGGCTCGCGCGCATCTACCGCCCCGAACTCGAAATGCAGCGGAAGGCGGACCGGGACGAGGCATGGCTGCTCGCTGCGACCGACGACACTGAATGGACGCCGCTCTATCTCACGCCTGGGCTCACGGGGTACTATCGCCGATGAGGCCGCATGGAAAGGCGAGGATCAGCGCGCGCTACCCGGAGGCCCTCGGCCTCTGCGACCGCTGCCAGTTCATGTATAACCTCGGCGACCTGCAATGGCAGTGGGATTGGCAGCAGGGGCCGCGGCTCAAGAACCTCTACAAGCTCGTGTGCATGCCCTGCCTGGACAAGCCGCAGGAGAGCGGGCGCACGATTGTTCTGCCTCCCGATCCGATCCCCGTCGCGAACGCGCGGCCAGAGAACTACGCCCTCGCGGATGCCCCGCAATCCAACGTGGGCTTCTCGCCGGCCGACTACTTCTCGCCGCAGCCGCCGCAGACAGTAAGCCAGAACGTTGGGACCTTGACGGCCGGCAATGGCCTTGATGCCGCCTTTGACGGTGTTGTCGGGTCAAGCGGAACGGCGGTGAAGCGCTATCCATTCTGTGCCCTCAAGGTTACTTCGTCGTCATCCTTCGGCAACTGGGTGGGCAAGAACTGGAATCAGAACGTCTCCGGCTTCACCCTCATCAATCCGAGCACCGTAGCGATCCAGACCTCGGTTGTTTCTTCCGTCACGTTCACCTCACCGAGCGATACGTCGTTCCTCTTTGCCTCGACCGGGTCCTACTCGGCGACGAGCTACACCTTTGACGGGAGCGCGGATGGCCAGACATGGACGACGATTAATAGCGGTGTGACCGCGGCCTCTGCCGGTCAGGTCATCAGCTTCACGCCGACGTCGGCGGCTCCATACCAATATCACCGGGTTGCGATTCTCGGCGATGGCGTGCGGTCCGTGGGCATCGGGCAGGTCCGGTTCACTCTCTCAAACGCGGCACCGAACGACATATGAGCCTGACCTATTCCTCCTATGTCTCCGAGCTGGCCACGTTGACGGTCATCTCCTCGACGGTACTAGAAACCGGCGACGTCAACTTTGGCGGCATCATTCCGGCGACGATCGATTATGTCGAAGGCCGCCTCTGGCGCGAACTCGATCTTCCGATCGCGAGCGTTACCGATACCTCGGTTATTCTCTCCTCCGGGGTGAGAACAACGAACCTCTCGACCGCGCTGGGTGAGCCGCTCAACATCGAGACGTATAACCTCCTAACGCCTGCCGGCGCGACGTCATCCTATGCCACCCGGGTTCCTCTCATTCCGACAAGCAAGGCGGTAGTCGACGCGATCTATCCCTCCGCGACATCATCGAATTGCGGCCAGCCGCAATACTACGCCCGCGTCTCCAATCTGCAGCTCATGTTCGGGCCAACGCCTGATCAGGCCTATGGCATCGAGAGCATCGTCACGACCCGGCCGGCGCCGCTCTCTGCCTCGAATAGCTCGACATGGCTCACCCAA